TCTGGTCGAGAGCGATGCGCATTTTCTTGTAGATGGCCTGTGCTTCGTCAAAGATCGGTTCACCGTGCTCCGATTCTCGCATGCGGTACATGCGACGGAAGTGCAGAAAGTCCCACGGGTACCAAAGTTTCTCGGTCGATTGGCCGACATCGACCCGCTCGATTTTTTGCTGTTGGTTGATCAACCAAAAATTTTCTTTATCAGGGGCCTTCCCTTTATCCCACTTGAACCCGATGCACTGTCTGTTTTTCTGAAGCCAGTAACGTCGGATGTCTTGAGGATCCACGAAACTCATCCCGGTTACGCCGTCCCCTCTGGAGTATTCCAGCTTTTCGAATGAGTTGCCGAGAGCCGACAAGAACCAAAATTGGTTGGGTAAAATGTCCTCGACATTAAGAAGTTCGAGCATCCCGTTCAGCTCTTCTTCGATCTTAGGATCGTCGCATTCGTACCAGATGGCACCCGGGTTAAGATCATCCTTTTGGATTGCTTCATCAACAACTTGCACAAGTGCAGCTGCGATCAAATCCCAACCGGCCATCTCTCTCCAGGTCTGGAGCATGGCAGAGTAGGTCGTCGGACGGGTCATGGCGACCGCGTAATTCGACCAAATCTCCGAATTCATCACCTGGCCAAGGTCGGTGAATTGTTGCATCTGCAGATTGTCTGCAGGATTTGCAATTCTTGGGGCGATGCTGGTGGTAGGAAGTGGCGTGCCGGTCAAACCCATGAAGTTCAACACACCACCAGCAATTGAGTCTCGAGTAGCCATTGTTTCTGGTTTCAGTTTTGACCGTTGTTTACAAAATGCAAAAAAGGTGTTCTATTGGTCGTATGCCTAAGGACAACAAGACAGGACTTTGCATCTTCCGACTCCCCGAGAGTCTTGACGACAAACTCGTTGAGAAATTCGGAGAGAAGAAGATCATCGACATCAAATCGAAGCACCAATTGGCACGGAAGATAGTCACTGACTATCTATCGGGGCGACTCATCTACGTCGACGCCGCAGCCGTGAACGACAACCAATTACTGACAGCTAGATCGTCGTAAGCCGGCAATCGCCAGTTTTAAGATCTACCTGAAAGGAAACTTCTGCATCGAAATACTTCGGATTTTCGGTATCCTTGACTCGTGTAACGCACGAGCACTGAGCATAAGTTTCAGACAGAGAAACGACATGGACTAAATTGACGCAGGGCTTCTCAGCTTGAAGCTCTAGAAACTTTTCTACCTGGGACTTGAATCGTCCAGACTTGATCTCTTCTTCGATAATCGAAGCGAGAGGGTTGGCCGGTTCAGGCGCGGGCGCATACGCGCCGATCATTTTCTTGACGATGTTGCTCACAACTCTTCAAGGGCTTCCTCTTGTGGTTTGCAACGGAAGCCGTGGTAAATGTGGTTGGACTCTTCGTCACGGAACGTAAACACTTTCGTCTCTTTCGCTCCGATCAGCTGGACGACTTTGTCCACGATCTCTGCGGGTAATTCGTTGAAGACCAGCTCGATCTCCCCTTCTGCGTTGATCTTGGCGTCGTACAGATAGACGACTAGAGACGTAGAGGAAAAGATGCGGATCAGCAGCCGATCAAGGTAGCTCTCCAGTTCAGACCCAGGACCATCATCAGTACGAGTGCGGAAAAGCAGTTTGAGGACTTTGTCTTGGGACGGTTGCACGAACCTAATTATCGCCTATTGCCAGGGCCACGGAGACGAAGAATTTCAGCCAGCCGAGTCCTGCCCGAGTCTGAGGGATAATTCCGAGCCCGTTTCCTTGTATTTGAACATGGCAAATCCTGCGCTTGCCATTCCATAGTTGGTAGTCGAACTTTTTCACAATTAAGTTGTCGTCTGGTGTGTTTGCAGAAGAACTCCGCCGTGGGAGAGCGGATAGAAGATTGCAGATGAATTCAGCAGTTCTTGCTGTCCATGACCGACAAATGGAATGTTTTTCAGGAAGCTCGTCCCTATACCACCGTCTCTGGCATTGCTTTCGACAGCAAAGGCAATTTTCCTCTTCTTCACCGATCTGAGAACGTGAGATCAGCAAGAAACTGCTGGAGTCTTCCGAGCGGCCTCCACGAAGTCGGATTAACAATGCAAGAGCAGTTTTCCATCGAGCTCAGGGAAGAGATGGGACTCATCACCGTTCCCCACACGAACAGGGTCATCAGCGACTACGAGAACATTCGCCCAGACGGGGACGACAAGCCAGGTTGGCATTGGGTGATCAAGTTCATGGTCGTTCGAGTTGAGACTCTCGAGACGCTGGTGAACAATGAACCTGACAAGCATGACAAGATCGAGATCGTGAACTATCTCTCGAATTGGTGGGAAAATCGTGTGTGGGCTCCGAAGCTGGGAGAGTACATTCTCGCCAACAAGGATCTCATCACGAACAAAATCGAAGATCTTTTACTCTCCAAGTCTTGAGATTTCTCGTCTACACAGATCTTCAGGCGACTGAAGGAAGCGAGCGGTGTTTCACCGATCCGTCGATGCCCTTGCAGCGGTATCGAGTCAAAAATTTCCTTGCCAAGTTGGAGGCTATTTCCGAGATTCGGAAGTGTGACGCTCTGATCGATCTTGGAGACACGACCGACGATCGATCTTTCATTCCCCGGGCAACCCTCGAGGTTCTGACTGCAGGTCTCTCAAGGTTCTCCCCAAACAAAGATGGCATCAAGCTGACTGGGAATCACGAACAGCTGCTCAAATACACGGATGTCAATTCCAGTCACCTGTTCGAACCGTACTTCGGTCACATCGACAAGCCATTCGTTGAACTGTCGAAGACCACGGTCGCAGTATGCCATCCTTTTCACGAGGACTATGATGCAGTCAATGCTGCAATTGAAGCGCGTCTAAAGCAACTGACTCGGTACCAGTACAAAATCCTGCTCGCTCATGGCGATGTTAGAGGGGTAAAGTACGATTCTGGCGAAGCCTGCAAAAAAGGCATCGATCCAGCGTTAATCGATCAATTCGACCTGGCTCTCTTCGGTCACGTTCACCGTCACCAGAAGTTCGGCAAGAATGCCTACTACGTCGGTTCTCCATTTCAACAAGATTTTGGTGAAGCTGGACAGCGCAAAGTCGTGGTCGTTCTCGACGTTGAAAACGAACCCAAATTGGAATGGGTCGAGATTGAAGGGATGCCGGAGTACAAAGTTGTCAGCCAGGAATCTTTTGTCAACTCCGCAAAACCAACTGAGGAGCACCGCTATTGGGTGACGTTGTCTTCAATCGAAGAAACCGAGAAATTCTATGCCAGTCCTTTGTCGGTTCTTGGAACTCCAAAGCTGACTTACTCGGCACAGCTTGGTGCCGCAGTCAAAGAGGAATCGGAATTAGTTTCCGATCGACAGCTTCTTGAAAGATTCGTGTCGATCAGGCCGATCTCTGGGGTTCCTGAAGATGTCGCCAAGGACTTGGTCGAGATTGGCGAACTGTTGCTCAAACCTTCGGCTTAAGACTGGCAGGCAAATCGATCGCGAAGACGTTTTGCTGCTTTTCGCTCTTTTCTCGAATACTGCGAAGCAAGTCTCCGACGGTTTCTTTGGAAGCTTCCTTCGTTCCCACGACCAATTCTCCGGTCGGCTTGTCCTTTTCAAGCTGAATTACCTCTGCGGACTGTTGGATCTCCGAAAAATGTTCGTTGAATGTCTGAGTAAGCTCGCCAAATGGGTTCGCATCGTTGAACGGAAGGATCTCAAGACTCTTGGCCTCGTCCATCGAGTAGGTTTTGGTGGCACCAGGACTTTGCTTAGAATGTTGTCCGACAGGTTCTTGTCTCAACGTTTCATTCTCTCGCAAAAGGATTGCAGCATCCTTGACCATGCGATTCTTGCTGTACGGAGTTGGTGCGGTCGATTCGTCCATGCTGATAAGAACTCACGAACCGCCAGACTGTTCCTAGCTCTCTGGAGAATTGCCCCACAATTACCTTAGAGATATGCGCTACAGACAAATTAGCTATCACGTCGAACGTTAAACTTCAACCAATCGTCCAAAAGCCATGAATCAAGTCAGCTCCATCCCATTCGGCACGGACGCAACCCTGCTCGCAGGCTATGCGTACCGCGCGAACGATCGCCTCGGCAACGTTGATCTCGTCATTGAGAACACCGGTTCCAACTCGCTCTACTTCCAACTCAAGGAACAGACCAACCCGTCTGGTGCCTTCGTCGCCGTCGGCGCCGCTCAGTCCATCGTTCCGAAAGGTACGAAGACCGTGTCCTACAACCTCCTCTCGGAGCGCGTCGGATTCTTCGGTTCCGGCAACACGACCGCCAACGTCAGCTTCGTCATCCGCAACAAGGGCAACCTTCGCGGTGCGCAGATCGACATCGTGGTCACCGGCCGTCGCGGCTGGGGCTTCGATCCCGGCTTCAACCAGAATTCGGAAGTTCCATCCTGGGGCAATCCGAACAACCTTATCTAAGGTTTTTCTGCTCTTCCTTTCAAGACCCGGACGAAAGTCCGGGTTTTTTCGTAATTAGACGATGACACCGAACCGCCTAGTCGATCTTTTGCTAGAGGCTCCGCTGCCACCCACGTGGCAGTTGACTGTCTATGCGGCGGACCCTGGAATTCATGGCGCGTTCGCTCAGGTAGACATGATCGATCCAGAAGGTCACAACCACGGATCTGTCAGTTTGCACGCGTTAGCCGCCGCCGGTTACGATATTCCTGACGTCGACAGGTTACCATCAGGAAAATACACGGTCGACTTGCGTCCACTTCCGAAGATCGATCGACGAGAACTCAAGAAAGACGACGTCTTTAAAGGTCCTGATCGTCGATCAAAAACCGCTGCTCCTGTAGTGTCAGACGCTCTTTGACGCGAGATGACCGGTGTCGAGGATTGCAACACATGCTGCATCCGCATGGCTTACGGTTTTGCCATCGATGGCAAACCATGATAAACAATTCCTCTTCGGTGACCAGCCACCGAGTGGGTTTAAGCTGACGATAAACCTTCCGCTTGATGCGGATGGCGTGATGGCGGCGTAGCGCTCTTTTGGATTCCATGTTGATCATGCGACGCCGGCTGAATTGCCGGCAATCGCATGATCTCCATCGGAAGTCGAACGTGGTTCATCAAAGGATCAAGAAGTCTTTCCACGAAGGGTGTTTGATGTCCTTCATGATAACCGACCTCGGCAAGCTTTTTGGAGCGACCGGCTTGCGCAACAGCTTGAGTCCGACTTCATGGTTGAGTCGGTTACCCTTGTCACTGTTGATCTTTTGCTTGCACCAGACGAGATTGTCGAACGTGTCCTTGCCACCCTTGTCGCGAGGAATGACGTGGTCCAAGTTTCCCTTGTTGCCGACGAACTCGCCCGTGTATTGGCAAATGCC